GTAATACTACTAGTAAGAATTCCCTGTTCTTCTGATCTTAACTTATTTACTAACTCAAGAGTTTTTGCAAAGGATTGACTTTCTATATCCATTCCAGCCCCAAGACTCATATTAGTTATTTCATCAAGAGTTTTAGTGTCTAAATTAGATATTGTGCCCTCTAGGGTTAAAAAATTGTTTTCTACCTCTTTCATTGAAGTAAGCAACCCCGTAAAGTTAGAGCTTTTTGGCATAAATTTCTGTGCACCCTCTGAAAAACCACTTACACCATCAGCTATGCCTTTAAAAGCTGCTTTAGATCTTGCTGCGGCATCTATTGCTTCTTGAGCTGCGTTTGTCGTATCTTCGAAGGCTTCCATAACATCAGCCATTGCTGCTTGGAATGCTGCAGGATCCATTCCTTTAAACTCTTTATTTGCATCTGCAATAAGGCCGCTTAATTGCTTCATTTTAGCGTCATCAAAATCGTCTATCTCTATACCAGTGCCTTTCATAGCCTCTAACTGCGTTTTAAATAATTCTAAGCTAGGAGTCAATCCATCTAGCGCCGCCTTTGCTATATCTGCACCTTCCATATCCTCAACCTTTGGAAGATTAAGCTGGCCCGCAGCGAGATTCAACGCATTATAGTCCTTTTGCGCTCTACCAAGATCCCCCAAGTCTGCTTTTACCCTTGCTATTGCTTTTCCAAAGCCTCCCATGCCCTCAGTGGATTTTTCAAACTCTGCTCGGGCAGATTGTACTCTCCCCTCTGCATCTTTTAAAGCGTCATTAAATTCTCCAAAAGTTTTTGGTATATCGTCTTTACCAAATAGTCCGCTAGTGAATAAAGTATTCTTGCCCGCTTGAGCGAAATGATCATTTATAGCAAAACTATCGAGAGCCGCAGACCCATCAAAAGCTGCACCGCTTTCATTTTTAAACTTGTTCATAGATTCTGTTAAAAGAGTGAGCTGTGACCTAACTGGACTTAAATTAATATTTGTAATAAGACCAAAGGATCTACTAAACCCCATTACCGCACTAGTTGCAGGCTTAAAAGCATCTTCGACTTCTTTTATTGCTTTTTTCTGGTCTTCAGCAGCCTTCGTTATTTTATCTAATCCATCTTCAGCAGCTCTCAAAGCATCTGATATAAAAAATGTTTTACGAATTTGTTTTCCAAGCTCATAAAACATTATAAGCAACCCCGCTATAGAAAGAGCCCCCAATAACTTACTCATTGCCATAGTTGCTACTGCAGTTATTGCTTTAATTCTCCCCATTGTTTTGCCGTATTCAGCTTGAAACATTGCCAGTTGTATTTTCCAGCCGGTTATCATTCTGTTGAAAGCATTTTGTCCGTCCATGGTCATTCGTAAGTTTTGGGCTCGAATAATTTGTACATCTCTTTCAATTTCTCTTCTCTCCATTTTGGAAAGATTTATAACCGTGCTTGTTTTTGCTTTTGCAGATCTTTCTACTTGTTTAAGTACGCTCTCTTCAAAGTTTCCTTGCCGCATTTTTACTGCAGTTCCCTGAGTAGCTTCTTTATTCGCTATATCCATTAAGCGTTTTCTAGCGGAAATTCCTTCTTGAGCAGTGTTTTTTATAGTAGGTCCTGCGGGAGCAAAAGATTTTACAATATTTAGACCTAATATTCCTATAACGGCACCTACAGCATATATACTATCTAGAAAAGCTCCTGCTATAAAATTTGCCACAGCAGCTATAGGCTTAGAAAGGTCTTTAAAAGTATCTTGAAATGCTGCGCCAAACTTAGCTACTTGATTTACGCTGTCTCCAACGTCTTCAAATTTTTGGCTACCTTGTTCTAAAACAGCATTTACGACTGCTTGAGTTTTTTCAAATTGAGTTAAGTCAGCTTTATTTTTATTAATTGTCGCTGCATAGTCTTGGGCAGCTCTGTCAATTCGAATAATAATACCTAATTCATCAAGTAATTCTGGCTCTGCTTTAATTGCGCCTCTTGTAAGACGATTAAATGAGTCTGTTACATCTCGCCCAAGAATTGTTCCTGCATTTTTAGCAACTTTACCTAATCTTTCCATTTGGTCTGCGGTAAGTCCTGCGGCTTGACCAATTGCTGCTGCTTGGGCCGCTTCCTTGAATGCTACCAGTCCACCTGTTGCCTCTTGTATATTTGCTGTCATCAATTTCATTGAGACGCCCGTTCGGGCCGCAAACATTTCTTGGCCTGTAGTAAGTGCAGAAAGGTCCGCTGCTTGCTTAAAGAAATTAAATGCAGCAGAAAGAGCAAAGACACTTGCAGCTACAGTTGCATAAGCACCAACCAAGCCTCCCATGCCCTGAGCCATTTTAGAAAATTCTTTTGTACTGTTTGAAGTTGTTTTAGCCGCGCCTTTTGTATTTCGTTCATAGTCTCGAGAAGACTTGCTTGTTTTTGTCTGCGCTTCGTCTACTCCATCTAGTGCATTTCTTAGCTTTTTTGCAGACACGGTGGCTTTTTGCATTTTGCCATTGACTACAATATCAATTGTAATTTTCTTTGCCATTAGCCCTTTACATTATGGGTGTAGTTTTTTCCACCGCTTTTAGCCCTACGCTGTTCTGCTTTACGTTTCTTTTCGTTTTTTTCAGATCTATAATTTACTACTTTTGCTTCATATATTTTCATTATGTAGATAATTGACTTAGGATCTTGAACTTCATATAATTTAAGAAAGTAATCAATACCGTCCCAATATTTTCCCATATATGTTCCGCTCATTCCTTCCCAGTGATCCGGTAAAAGGCTAAACATAAAAAATGCCACTTGAACTTCTTCGGGGAAATCCGAAGCTTCGAGCGGCATTTTGGCGGGATCTGGGTCTTGACCTAATTGTTCACAGACAAGTAAGTATTTATCTACATCTATCTTCGAGTCTGCTTCCCGTACATATCTCTCTAAGAGAGATTCTATACGGGCAATTTGGTCCCAGTAAAATTTTCGAGGTCACCGACTGACTCTGTTACCCAAGTATCAAAAGTATTTGAGTTTTTCATCAATAGCTCAGCATTATCTTGGGTGTAAGGCAGCTCGTCTTCGGAGTCAAGATTAGATATATCTACCAAAAGAAGCTCTTCTAGGTAACGATATTTTAAACCAGACCATCCTTTAATAACAGCCTTGCAGTATTCAATAATAAATTTATCTTCATCCAAAGTTTCTTCAGGCTGGCGAGTTTTTTTATCAAATTTTGTGCTAACGCAACGTTTACGAAGTTTAACCAGTTCTTCTCTTCCTAAGTAACAAAGAGAAACTTCCATGCCATTAAAGCCGGGAAAGTCAATGGAAACAGTTTTGCTTGAAGTCATAAGACTTGCTAGCGAGATGGGTGTATCAGACATTTGTGGATTCCTTTTATTGAATGAAATTTATATTTTGTAATTATAAGGGACAAGAGATAAAAAGTCAAGAACTTTTTTTGGGAGGAGAATGTAAAAACCCGCCGAAGCGGGTTTTATTTAAAAAAGTGTAATTATTATTATGTGCCGTAGTACTCTAGTTGAACTTCATTTGCCACATTAAAGTCTGTAGTATATGCTGCGAAGTTAGTTTCCACAGAAATAACATCTTCTACTGAGTGATTTGGTACATCAATATGACACTTTGGAATTTTAACAAAAAGTCGGGGAGTGTTAGCAACTGCGCCTCCAACTTGGAAAGTTACATCAAAATCGTTTACAACTTTTTCAAGACCTTTATTTGTTCCTCCAGTAGTCATGTCGTTAAACAATTCCACAGAAGTACCTAAAGGATTACTTGTAGTTGCAGCAGTATCAAGAGTCAGGTAACAAGTAAAGTTACCACTTACGCTTCTGCCTCCCGTTACGTGCTCGATTGGAATATTTACTGAGCCAAGTTCTTCTGGTACAAGGTAAGAAATATTGTTTGAAATGGTAATATTTCCACCCGTCAGTGTCAGATTATAACTACCAGAAGGGAAAGCCGTAGTATCTGAAGTGCTTACAAGAAGCTGAGTCAGTCGATTACGGATAAAAGTATTCGTATTATTAACTGCATCGTCTTTTGCGAACATAGCCGCAGTAAGAGTGGTTGCAGTAGCAAGACCCAACTTGAAACCGTCAGTACTATCAAGAACAACGTTTCCGACAGTTTGAGTGCTCGCAGTCTTTGAAGTTACGACAGATACTTTATCCTGTGACTGAAGGTCAGTAATATTCTTTGCAAATCCTGACCAATTAATAGTAGCAATACCATCTACTTCAAAGTCAATTGCAGCTTCGTTAAATGCTGCGCCAGTAAGCTTATATACCATAGGATTAGTAGTACTTGTTTCCATTACAAAATAAAGGTTACAAGTACCCAGTACCGCACGGTTAGACTGAGAGAAATTAATTGCTTGATTTGTGGGGCTTGGAACTGCAACTGCAGGACCAAACGGCGAGTTTTCGTCTGCGTCGGTATTACGATAGAAATTACCTCCGATAGCAGAAACTGCATCTACATCTACAGTAATTGCACCGCCGCCTCCTACAGAACCTGTTGGAATAATAATGGTATTGCCTGCTGAAAATCCGGTGCCTGCTGATACAATACTTAATGTAATTGCTTGATTTGCTGCAATAGTTACATCAATTTCCCAACCAACTGCAGTGCTCGGATGAGTACCTGTAGTAGTGTCTGCATCATTAATAGTATAAGTACCTGCTGTTGCACCTGATACAGTAGAGGAAGTTGAAATAGTACTAAGACCACCCCCAACTGTTGCAGCAGAATACTTATCTGCGCCTGCCATTACTGCCCAAAGAGCTTCTTCTACTGCGTGATGCTCAGGGGTGCCTTGTGAATCTAAATATGGACGCACATAAGTACTAAAAGACCATTCAGCCGGAGCCAAAGAGTCTGTAAATATTCTGTTACCTCGTCTACTTAGACCGTCAGAACCTTGCATTTCTGAAAGTGCAATTTCTGACTGGTTTGTAGCTTGCGAGAAACTGAAACCATCAAGTACAGGAATTTCCCATAACTTAGTATCGAATTCGATATAAAGTTTCGAGTCTCTGCTAAAATATAATTGTTCTGCCATAGCATATCTCCTAGAGATTGAAAGGGCTAGGGCGTGAGCCTTTGCTCGTGCCTGCCGTTTCTAGTAATGAACCGAAAGCTGCATTTCTGCTACGCCAAACGGTTCAAGAACACCTTCGTCTGTATCAATACTGAGTACGATAATATCTAAAGTGAATTGTTGATTTCCTTGCCTATCCGTATAAGCTAATCGCCCATTGGATTCTATTACTGTTTCTACATCCTCTAATAACTTATCCAATGCTTCTTGAGCTTCAGTTTCTTTTACATAACATCGAACAGTAATAGATAAAAATCTATCTTTGTAGCCCCCTCCTTGGTACTCCCTAGATTCAGATCCTGCATTTATATGTATTGCAGGAAAAGTATCTACTTCATCCCAAAACTTTAATCGAGGGTGAACATTATCGTAAACATCTGTTAAGAAATCCCCTGTTTGATTAATTTTTTTAAGCTCAGTTACTAAGGACGCAACAATTGCAGATCTACGAGTAGTATATATTCTTTTTGGCATTATACTCTCCTAGTATAAAATCGTCCTATTGCAAATTGAACTGCTATTTCTCGAAGAGATGCGTCTATTACTTGTCTAGGGTCTCTATTAGCGTCTCCTTGAGCATAGCCGGGCTCAAACGTTTGATAGGGAAACTTATCATAAGTATACCCTACGCTTGGAAATCCTTGAGGAGTAGCCACAATATCGGTTACTCTTGTAGAAGCTGCAAATCTTCCTGTTCTATTTTCAAGTCCCGGGGCTCTCATGTTTTTTCGTACGGTCTGAGGAAGTTGGCTATTCATCATTACCATCATGTTTAATGGTATGCTCGCTGCGGTAGCTTTTCCTTTTGCCGAGCCTCTTTTTTTACGAATTAAAGGAACTTTTACGGGAGATTTTGCGGACTTCCTTTTAGTTTTCTTTTTAGAAGCAGGAGGTAGAATGTCCTCTGAATTACTTTTTGTAGGCTTCGGCTTTTTATTGTTAAAGTTTTTCTTTCTGCCTTTTCCCAAAAAGTTTGCAAAAGCATCTTCTACATCTTCCTCTATATTGTTGGAGCCTCGTATACTTCCAACGTCTATGTCTCCGATTAAGTCTGCAAAAATATTTTCGTCTTGTTGAATTATTCCTGCAAAAACTTCCCCAACCCATGCAGAAAGTCTTCCTTTAAACTGATTAAGATCTGTGTACTCTGCTTCAAGTACTATCTTTCCCTTAGCCCCTTTAACTATATCAACATCTTTTTGCCACTTTGCTGTAATATCTGGACCTTTTGTTGCTACATCTCTTAAGAACTCTATTAGATCTGTTTTTGCCTCTTGCGTGCTGCCCGTTATTTTATCAATTTTATCAATTTCTTCTACAATTTCTCTTAAAGCTAATAGTTCCTTTCTTTCTTTAGAAGAAAGGAAAGTCTCTTTTGCATCTTCTGATAAAACTAAAGATATTTTTGCCCGTAGTACGGATATATTTTTATGGCCAATTTGATGGCTGTCTCTTAACTCTGGTATAAGTTTATTATAAAAATTTTTATTTTGTCGAAAGTTTGCGCTGTCTTCAACTATTTTAGTTGCTGAAGCTACTGTTATTTTTCCTGCGCCTTTTCCTTTTCCTGCGCCTTTCGTATCTTCTATACTCCCTAAGTCAATTACTTTGCGAGAAGTTCTGGCGTCTTCTTCGGACATGCCTTTTGTTGCAGCATTGTATACATCTACAAATTTATTATAACGATTAAAGTATTTTTCATCTAGATCAAGAATTTGTGTTACTATCTTATTTCTGTCTATAAGTTTTCGAAGCACTTTTGATTTAACAGATCGTCTCCGTCGTGCCTCCGACCCTATATCATCTATAGTTATGTTTCTTTTTTTCATTAAAAGTTTTTATACATGTCCAAGACTCTTTTTATATGATCTGGAAAACCTCGGCCCTCTCCACTAGGAGCATTTTCCATAGTAGCTCCTTGAAGAGTTCGTCGTGACTTATGTTCGTCTTTAAAATAGTAATTAATTAAGTCAATTACTGCTATTTGTAAATCTAAAGGAGTCGAAGCATACCCCGCAGTATAAGTAATTTTTACTGCTCCTACTCCTCTGGGCCAATTCGAGTAAGAAATACCATTTATAGAAACAATACTGTCTGTTGCAGACTCAAAGTACCATTTGTCGTTAGGCAAAGAAACATAAGGCGAATCTGGCTGCTCTCTAGTTTCTACCGATACTACAGTATTAACTGGACTTTCTGTTAACTGCACTACATAAGTGCCCCAATCAATACTAAACACCTCTACTTTATTAGTAGAGTAATAATCCACAAAAGTATTTGCACAATAAGTTTTTACTAATTGACTCACAGAATCGATAATGCGAGTAATTTTATAGTCATCCTTAGGACTCTGGATGCCTTCTGCGTCTTTAAACTGCTGTAAAGTTATAAGATTTGCCATAAAGTCAATTAGTAAAAACTTGGGGTGGAAACCCACCCCAGTTTATAGCTTAGCTATTAGCCATTAGCATACTTCATCATTGAAACAGGGAGTCCGACAGTAGCGGCATCGCCTGCGAAGAGCTCTTCGAAGCCAACAGATTGGCTAGCAACGATTGCAGTACGCTGGTTACCAACTTGGTACTCGGTTTCAAGGCTTACGCCCTTCATTCGAGGAATAATATAGTTGGGAACATTGACAAGCAAGGCACACGGCTCGATTGCTGTAGCAACAGTCTTATCTACTGCAAGACCTGCGTCATCAGATACTACCACTGGAATTGCAAAGATTGAGCCTACAACACCAGTTCGCTTGATAGCAAGATCAGTACCCACTTCAGTAATGTCTTGGAAGTTGACATCTGAAAGCAGATCGTTATATCCTGTGTACGAAACTACAAGCATAAGATCAGCAGGGTTCAGGCCATACTTCTTCATTTGCGCACGCATACGAAGAACATCTTGACCAATCAGTGAGTCTGCACCAGCACCAGATTGAGTAATACCAGCCGTAGCAGTACCAGATACAATCTGTGCATTAGAGAAACCACCTGCGCCAATCAGACCTGAAGCAGCTTGACCTGCAGCGCCACTATGACCAGAAACACACATCTTGTCCATTGCTCGAGCATGAGCACGAACCATACCTTCACGAATCATAGGTAGAAGGGCAACCAAAGTTGACTCCTCAGTATCATTCGTAATGTATGATGTAGACGTCATACGAGCAGCAGTAATAGTCTTCTGGAGCGCATTAAAAGTAGCTGCAGCTTGTGCAGTACCATTTGCATTGCCTTGAAGGTCTGCAGGGGAGTTAGTTTCGTCAGTCTGAGAACCAGTTCCGAAAGTAGCAGAGACTGAATCAGGCATCAAAGGAAGTACAGTTTTAGTGCTATTTACCGCGAGCTCACGGAAAGCACTAGCAACTCTCATCTCAAGAAGAAGTTCCCGCTCAAATTGAGTGGCAGTTTCAACATCAAGAAGAGGAGCAATGGTACTTGTTGCAGCAATGCCTGCGCCATACTTGTTAATTACACCAGAGGCAAAATCAGTATCCCAACCCTTACGAGTCAAATTACCAAGAATTTTTGCTTCCAGAATTTCTTGTCCGCCCGCAGAAAGATCGCCTGGCTGAGTACGATCAGAGAACTGACGCTTGCTATTTTGCATAGCGGCAAGCTCTGCAGATTTCTCTTCAAGCTCTACTTTGTACTTCTGTAAAATATCTGCGGTATTAGCTTGCTCTGCAGCAAACTCTTTTCGCAGATCTTCGGCAAGACGCTCAGTGCCTGACTCAATGCCCGTACGGATTGAGCTTTCTACTTTCTCTTGCTGTTCTACAGCGGCCTTCTCAGCATCTGCTTGAAGGGCAGCCTTCTCAGCTTCGGCTTCTTTAGCCGCCTTAGCTTCAGCCTCGGCTGAGGCTTTTTCTTCGGCCTGACGAATTGCAATCTTAGCAGCAGTTTCCTCCGCTACTTTTTTAGCAAAAGCGTCTAGGTCGATTTCGGGAGTTTTTGTTTCTTCCGACATATCTATCTCCATTAAAGAGGAATCTTCCTCGCTTTTAAAAGTTTTCTTAAAGTCTTCATAATCCCGCGTAGAATCAAACGACTTCGACAAAGAAAAAGTAGCTGCTTGATTGCAAGGTACCGTAACAACCGATACTTCAAACAACTCAGCGTCCTTAATCATTAATCCGTCGGTTTCCTCAAGGTAATCAGCATCCTTGACTTTGAAACCGACAGAAAACGCTCCAAGGACACCATCTTTGATTAAATTTGCACAGTCAGCATGTTTACTAATTTTTGCTTCCATATGCAAGCCATCCGCTGTAGGAGTAACTTTTGTTGCTCGTCCAATCGGTCGGTTGTAATCGTGATTAAATAATATAATAGGGTTTTTCTCAAAATTACAGAGACCCCCTTTAGTCCATGCCTCCGAAGAGATAGAGTCTCCAGCACGATCAAACGCATTTGTGCTAGCCATTCCACGAACCATGATAGAGCCGTCCTCTTGAGGTTCGCTCTTAAATGTAGAAGTTAAGTTAAATGTTTTATTCTGCATCTTTTTTTACCTTTGCCTTAGGGGCGGGCTTTGGCTTTGGTGAAGCCTTTGAAACAGGCGCTGGAGAGGGGGCGAGATCTACAAAAATTGTAGGATCCACTTTTCGAACCCACTCTAAAGCTAAAGGGTAGCTTCTAAAATTCTTTAATACGTAAACTGGTGCAATTGGAACATCCCCCTGTGCAACATACTCTTCTATAGTAAGAATTTTACCCTTACGTCGAAAATAAGCACTAAGTTGACGGGCTCCTGTGATTGCATGATTTTTTCTTACTCCCATATTAATCTCCTTCTGATTCTGAAGGCCTTCCGCCTTCGTCGGGGTTTGCTGCGCTACCTGCTATGTTTTGGGGTACTCTGATTTCATCTTGCCCTGCTATTACTTCGTACCCTAGCTGCTCCCGAGCTTCATTAATTGTTATAATTCCTCCATTAACTAAAGAAGTATAGTAAGCTGCTGCATCTCTAAGTTCAGGCTGCAATGCAGGTATGTCTGTTACATCTTCGGTAATATTGAAACCAAAATATCGTGATAGTGCAAAATTAATCTTTCGTACAATAGGTAAAATTGTTTCAAGATAGTACAGCCTCATATTAGGACGAAGATTTGCATTATTTCCAGAGTCTAATAAAATGGGGGGAACTCCCAAAGATTTAAGAATTACTTTTTCATGTTCTATTATAGCATTTTGAAAATCTAATTCTTTAAAATTAGTATTGGAGTAACTATCTATTTCCAACCCCCCATCTAGGATAAGGGGTCTACGACCTCCCGAATCTGGGCGATAGCGTAAAGTCCAAGATTGAATCATACGCTCTTTAATTTTTTCTGATAAAGTATTTGGAGATTTTAGCACTAGTCCAGGAACTGCGCCATTTCTAAAAAAGTTATCTTGAAAGTCTCTCATATCTCTAACAAGCTGCATAGTTCTCGTAGCGGGCTTTAGTCTAGAGACTCCTCTATATATGGAGTGAAAAGAATTTTCTTTAATATGAATTATTTCATTAACTTTATAATCAATACTCTGTAAAGTATACTTTTCTACAAAAGTAGAGGGGTCTGCTTGAACTCGTACTTTATCAGCGGGTAGATGATATAAATGTGCGCCATCAAAATAAATAAAAATATTACCATCTATTAGATAGTCTGTAATTAAATTGCGCTTAAAGCTACTTATATCTTGAAAAGGGTTAGGAGTACGATTTAAAAGTTCTTCTACTTTTCCTCTTTTAACTCCTGTTACTACGCCTCTATATGCTCCTTGAGGGCTTATGGACGAAGGTATTTCTGCGGCGTCATCCACAATCATGTTAACGCCTCGGTTTACTACTTCGAGCTGCTCATACATGCGCTCATATTGAGTAGTAAACTCTCGAGAACTTTCAGACTTTCCTGTATCTAGTATCTGTCCAGGATTAAGCTTTTCTTCTATGTCCTCTGGCTTTTGCCAAAAATTATACCATGCCATGTTTTTCTCTTTGAATCTCTACCCAGCGCATCTGTTTTCGTGCGGTCACTAGGGCGGGGTTTCTACCGTACAATCTATGCAGTTCCAAATGATGTTTATGGCATAAAGTAGCTGTGTGCTCATATAGCTCCGGCCACTTATCCTCAATAAATTCATCTCGCCAAATTACAATATATTCATCTATATAGTGCTCTGGTCGTTCTTTTTGTTTTTCTTTTAACCATTCTCTAAGTAGAGGTGCGAGAGTGTAAAAATGATGGAAATCAAGCTGATCTGTTGCCTCACAAATTTCACAGGCGGATCCTTTTTCGTACTTTGATTTAGCTCGATCTCTGATATATTTTACCGGATCTCTTTTTAGCTTTTTCATTTTGAATTATAGCCTTTATAAGATAAATTGTCAAACATTATTTTTCGTTAGGTGTTACTAGAACCCACTCTGACTTGTTTCAAACGAGTATAGTGCGTATCGAAGAGCATCTGCCATATGCGACGCTCTATTATGTTTAGGTTTTTCTTTTGCTAAATTCGGATTAGGGTCCCACTGATACTGGTCTAAGCAAGATAATGTTTCGTCGCATCGCTGATCAACAAGTAATTTGTCGTTGTCTACTATCGCTGCTACATGCGCGATGCCGTCCAGTACAGATTTCTTTGCGTTAGTTGTTGAAATATCGTATTGTAAAGCGAAGTCATATCGAGTTTGTTGTGCAGCGGAATCAATGAATATAAAATCGATATCCCATTTAGATACTAAATTTTGTATTTCAAGGGCATGTTGTTCCGTTGTTTTTTCTGCATCAAGATACTCATCTAGTAAGTAGTACTGCTCTTCATCCCAATCATACCCGATTACACAAAAAGCAGTAGGATCACGGTAACCGACGTCAAGGCCAGCAAATACATCCATATTAGAGGTATCCAATGCTTCATTGTTAGAGATACATTTTTCGTGGTCAAAATTCCAAATTTGTCCTTCATAAGTATTAAAGTCTGCTTCATATTCTTGTTTAAATTCTGCTTCTGACATACTTTTACGTGCTTCACTAATATCTGTCTCACTCATGCGCGGGTTATCACGATAAGTTGCACGTATCGAACACCACTCAGCGAACTCATCATTAAACCCTCTATCAAAAAACTCGGCAAACCAGTTGTTCCTGCCCCGGGGGGTTGAGATAAAAATTGCTTTAGAATTATCTTTATCCAATGTTGGTCGAAGTGCTACATTAAACGCATCACGTCCGTCTGCCAACGCCGCTTCGTCAAATATAATTAAATCGTAGCTTCGTCCTACACAGGAATCAACTTGGTTTACTGAGCCCATTCTTACTGTTGAGCCGTTGCTTAGTTCAATAACCTTATCTTTTGCGTTATCTTTAACAACTTCTAAGTCAAAATGTTTGATGAGATTTCTTTGTAAATCAAAAGAAATCTGAGACAGTGAGTAATTGGGAGACATTATAAGAATGTTTGAATTCGGAACTAGGGAGACTAGTTGGCCGATTATATTTGCGATGTATGTTTTGCCTTGTCTACGACTTACTGCGGCACATACAAATCTATATTTAGGGTTATTAATCGCATTTATGATTGCTACCTGAGAAGGTAGCGGAGTTATGCCGAGTAGCTCTAAGTAAGGGTCTACTGGTAATTTTAGGAAACGTGTCTCAGATTGTAAAGTATGCAGAGCATCTCCAGTAATGTCAGCTCTACTTATTTGTATTGTCATAGCTATTGCTCTACTTTTGTTGCGTCTCGATAGTAGATAATTATTTCTTTTTGTTGGCGTATATACCTGCGAAGTTCTTGCAGGTTGAATGCCATATTCTCATAGTCTTGAGGAGTTAGCCCAAAAATTACAAAAGTTCCATCTTGCATTTTACTTATACGAGTAATTTGCTCCTCAAGATTTTTTTCTGTGACTACAAAAAATTCTACGTCTTGTAAATCTATTTTCTTAGGGAGCTGAGGCTGATAGATTTCCAGTGTTTTATATTCAGTTACAGTTTTTATTACAGGCTCTGGTATAGGTAGGGGTTCAGTTTTCAAAAAAGAACACCCAGATAAAAGTACTATTGCTAAAAAACTAGTTAATATCCGCATTTTGTACCTCTTCACTATCTTTTTCTATTGCGTCAAAAACTGCTTTGGTACCCTTATTAATTCTTGGCTCTATAAGCCCGGGCTTTACTCGTGCTAACTTAGTTAGATTGTGCCTTTTAAAAATAGATAAGTAATCATCCATCTCTGCTTGCATTTCGGTATTTTTGTTTGTTAAGTCAGTTACTGCTTCTAACTGCACTTGTAAGTTTTTTTCGGCACGTTCTCGGGAGGCTTTTTCTCTTTCAAATGCTGCGTCTAACTTTGCAGCATTTTCTTTCAGTACTACAGTGTTAGCCTCTAGTCTTGCAATTTTTGCTTCTGCCTTGCTTACTGTAGTAGTATGGTAAGCATAAGCTCCTCCGGCTACTACAAGTATTAGGGGCGCAGCCTTTATTAGTCCTAGCATTAGTATATCTTCCTCAAGTCATATCCTACGGGGGATACAACTTTAATTTCATGTTTTACACCGAGCAAGTCTACAAAAATAATATGAGTTGTACTAATTTTTATTAATTGCTTTGCTCGATAAGTTTTAGGAGATCCGCTTTCTATTCTTGAGCCATCCTCTAAAAAATGTGTATCACCGGGAAAGAAAACTGTAAGCTCCCACTCTTCTCGAATAAGAGTACGCCACCAGTGTTTTATCTTTGCCCAGAGGCTTACAGTTACAAGTTCTTCTTCTTGTTTTTGCTCAATCTTTTGGTTCATGCTTACGATGTCCGTTCCATGCTACAAAGCCTCCTACACGAAGTGCCCAGTATGCTAAGTAGTTTAAAAGTTTAAATCCATTTTGCTCAATACAGATGTCTCGAAACAATGTGTCCATCCATTTTTGAGACTTTGCACCTATGCTGGTTCGATCACTTCTTAAGAGTGTCCCGTACTTATAGCCATAATCGTGAATAAGGCCGCCCATAAGAAGGATGCCAGTGGGTGAAAGCCACATTGCAAGAAACTTAGGTACTGATGCACCATCAAATTCGAAACCTTGGGGTATGACATACTCTTCTCCTTTCAAAGAGAAATAAAAGTCTTTTGTTATTTCCCAGTGCCTAACGCCGAACAGCCACATCCAGACTGCTTTCCAAAATCCTTTGTCGGCTGTTTCAATTTTAATAGGGCTCATCTGAGGCATCTCAGTATAGTGGAACCCTACTCGATCCTCTCCTTGCCCATCAAAAATACTTGCTAGAAATCCTATAAGTATAAGTGATATGACAATAGTCCATTGCCAGAAAGTGACTGCCATGTCTAGTATAAATTCCATTTACTTTTTCCCGCTCCATGCCTGCGCCCCGAAAAACGCTGCTACGATACCTGCTACAGATACAAAGTATACGGCTGCCATATCTCCTAAGATTGTTGCTGCCTGATGTAAAGCAAATATTTCAGTAGCCATTACAGTAGCTGGGTAAAGAAGCATACCTGAAAGTGCAAACCATGTCATCTTTCGTTGAGCATCTCGCATTGCATCTTGATCTTCGAGTTCTTTGCGCTTGAACTCTAGATACATTGCTCTTTCTTCGTTGTCAACTTTACCATCGCCATTACTGTCTGCTGGGTGATACCCTGCATCTTTAATATCTTCGCCCATCACCATTTTACCTTATTTGCCCAATACGCTGCGGACATCTTGCCCCGAGCAATATTTTTCCGGTGACGAGCTTTGAAGGAGGCGCGCTTCTTTCTCATACGGGCGCTCTCTCCTGCTTTACGTTTTCCTGCAGTTTTTGCTCCTTGCTGCCCAAAACGAATAGTTTTAACTTTGCCCCCCACTTTAGCTACAACGATATGAGACTTTTTTGGGTGGCTGGGAGTACGCTTAGGTTTATTATACCCGGATACGCCCGCTCTTTTTAATCTTGAATCTTTTTTTCGAGTAGTTTTTCGTCGTATCGCCATTATATTATATAGTCTAGGGAGGCTCTATTAGTACTAGTTTTAATTGCTCCCGCTCGGTTATATAGGGTAAGAGTCCAAGTATCTTTTGTAACTTGTATTGTACCTTCTCTTGATCCCTCATATACAGTGTAACGAATTTTATCAGTAGAGGTTATAATAGGAACATAAGAAACTTTAGTAACTTCCATCATTTCTTTTTGCCCCCTCTTTTACGCCTCGCCATTGTTTTAACCATTGTGGGTTTGCCTTTTACGCCTTGAGCTTTACTACGCTTTCTTCGTACTGCAGATTTAATTTCGCTTTTGCTCATACTTTTAGCTTTAGACTTAGGCACACATTTAGGGTACCCCTTGCGGCCTTTTTTTGCTTTCTTTCTGCCGCAAGCGGGGTACTCCCCATTTTTAGGTTTAGCCCCAATATTTACCCATTTTTCTCCAAACCATTTTTTAAGTCCACTAGCCACGTTTATATCTTCCTCCTGCTTTTTTGTACTCACGTACTAAATAAGCATTTGCATAAGCACTTGGGTATACTGCAAACTTTCGTTTTGTTTTTGCTTTAACCCGGGCATAGAGTTTTTTGTTTGTTGGAATATTCTTAGTTTTTCTAGCTGCTTTTTTTCGTTTAGCTGCCATCCTTATTCTCGTTAGCTAAAAAGGGAAGTAAATGCTTCCATTTAGCCCACGCCACATGAGCGAACCAACCAATTACACCTCCTATTACTAAATCAATCATTTTTTGCCTCGCTTTTTCTTTCGCATAATTGCGGCTCTTAGCGCAGGCGGAAGCTTTTTTTGTTTAGCAGAGATACCCTTACCTATAGCTTTTTTCTTTTTACCTTTTTTTGCTGGCCGTCCTCGTTTTTTACCATAAGTTCCTTTTCCTGCAGGCATTTCTATTCTCTTGCGCTTACGCGTCTATGGAAGATAAGAATAATTTTCCTTCCAATGTTTTACTTCCTCCAAGTAACAATTATGTTGCTGGCTTTTTACCCAGCACAGTTCTTGAATGATACGATTGTACCATTGCTTGTCGTAATCATCGTGAGCATTTTTCATGTCTTGTTTAAGCTGACCAATTCTCACATCGATATACTTTTCTAAGTCTTTTTCTCTGCCTCGTCTCATTACATTACCTGCGCTGCAATTAATCCTAGTAGAAACATTATAATTATTCCGGAGGCAGCAATATTTCTGCTTTCCACTCGTTGCAGAGTATTTTCTACACCTTCGATACGAGCAAAAATAGTTTTCCATCTTTCTTCACATTGAGTTGCATGAACTTGTAGCTCGGATTCAATGTGGTTAACTTGCTTTTCTAATTCATTCATTTAAGTATAGTCAGTATGAGAAACAGCGTGGGCACAAAAATAACTAAACCAACTACA